GTTCAAAAAGTTGGTGTAAATATTCAAGCTGGCAATTCATTCTTAATTCACAATGGTGTTCTAGCAGGTTCTATACAAACAGATGCAATCGTTTTGAATTATATGAATCAACTCTACTTCTTTCAATATGGCACATCTTCCGATGAAGTTAATTACGGTTGGGGACACATTCAGTATTTGCTATACTATCCAGAGCCACTACCTCTAGCACAACTGCAAGCATTAACAAAGCAATAACATGAGCCTATCAAATAATTTTTCTACAACTAAACCATCGCTTCAATTAAATTTTGCAAGCGGTGCTAATAGTCTTGATCCTAGAATTACGTTCACAAGAAGCACAGCAGCATCTTATGTGAATAAAAAAGGTTACATTGCGTATGCGGGTGTTAATCAGCCAAGATTAGAATATGATCCAGTCACAGGACAACCTCTAGGACTTCTTATTGAAGACAATAAAAAAAATTATGTAGTGTCTGCAACCGACTTTACTTCAAACTTTAGTAAATGGTCACTAACTCAAACAGATTCAAATTTAGTATTACCAAATAGAGCATATGCTCCTGACGGAACTCTAAGCGCAGCCTTAGTTTTAAATACTACAGCAGGAGGTAGACATACTATACAAAGTTTAGGAATATCTTTAGACACTACGCTAGATTATACTGCATCCGTCTTTGTAAAAGCATATGAGAACACTACGGTACCTGTTGCACTGTCATTATATGTTGCGGGGTCATATCAAGCTGCTGATAGATTTTCTACAGGATTTAATGTTGCAGCGGGCACACTCAATGGTGGATTAGGCTCCAATTCTGGAACTGCATTAGTGTACAAGAGTTCAGCCGAATATTATGGCAATGGTTGGTACAGAATAAGTGTTTCTGGAACTACTGGAGTAGTTGGAACTACAAGTTTAAGTATGCTTATTGGAGTAGATACGAATACGGCTGGTACTGGGATTGTTACGCCATACACAGGTGACGGCGGTGCTGGATTCTATGTGTGGGGCGCACAGTTAGAAGACTCTAAACAACAAACTTCATTTATTCCTTCATCAGAATCTTTTAGTAGTCGTGCATCTACTGCAAGCTATATTGACTCTGACGGACTTATTAAAACTGCTACAGCTAATACTGCAAGATACACATACTCAGTTTTAGACTTAACAATTCCACCAAGATTGCTATATGAGCCTGCTGCAACTAATCTTTATAACTTCAGCGAACAAATCAATACATATTCTTTAACTGGTGCTACTGTTACTGCAAATAATACAACAGCGCCTGACGGAACTGCAAGCGCAGATAAATTAGTAGAGAATACTTCAACTTCTCACCATGATGCACACCAAACTTTGGCAAGTGTGACTGGTGGTGTTGCAATAACAGTATCTGCATTTTTTAAAGCAGCAGAAAGATCAATTGTCGCACTAGAATTTGAACCAGGATCATCATTTACAGGCTCAATTGCACCGACAGCATTCTTTTCATTAACTACGGGCACAACAGCAAACGTAATTAATATGATGACAAAAGATACTTCCATTATATATTATGGTAATGGATGGTATAGATGTTCTGCAACAGTTACTCCATTGACTAATAGTACACTAACATGTAATCTCGGTATGACTGCTGGGCTTTCTAATACTGCAACATACACCGGTGACGGTGCTTCAGGACTTTATATTTGGGGTGCGCAAGCAGAAACTGGTAATGTTGCAACAAGCTATATTGCAACGGGTGCAACTACAGTTACTCGCTCTGCGGATGCAATATCGTTTCCAACAAGTCAGACAACTCGCCAAGTCGAAAAGGCTGTTATGGAGGGCGCCAATTTTAATTCTTGGTTCAATACTAATCAAGGCACACTAGTGACTGAAGGTATGGTAAGATATAACCTAGATAGTAATCAAACTACTGCGTCAATTGATGGAGCATATCAACACGGATTACATATAGCGACCGGCACTTCAATTCGTTTAGTTAGATATGGTTCCAATTTATTAAGTGCTTCCCACGTTACTGGAGAATATAATAAAATAGCATCATCTTATAATATATCCACTGGAAGTATTTCTACAAGATTAAATGGATCACTTGGTACTAGTGTAACCGCCTCAAACTTTTTCGCTAATACAAACAGTTCTGCTCCAGATAGACTTCGAATTGGAAGCACAACCGGTACTTGGCATATGAATGGATACATTAAGAGTATCACATACTATCCTGAAGAATTCACTTCATCACAATTAATAGCAGTAACAAATAGGACATAACATATATGGATTACTATCTAAAATTTAAAGACAAAGCCGAAGCTGATGAAGTTCTAAAAGACTACACAGGCGACATTGATGTGATTGGCATTATGTATCAACCATCTACTGTAGACACAGAAATATATTATAATGAGCCTGGACGCACAGAGCCAACGCCTATAATAATTGATGCACCTGAACCAATACCAATTGAAGGCTGGCATGTAAACGTTCGTGGAGAAGTTTGCCCAGAATTAGAACCGTACGCACTTAATTTGGATACACCTAAAAGAGTTTGGTATTAATAAATTTTCTTTGTTATAAATAGATCAACAAGATAACAGAGGACACTAAAATGAGTACAAGCAAACCAGCAAGTAGAGATGAATTTAAGCAATATTGTCTTAGAAGACTTGGCGCGCCTCTTTTAGAAATAAACGTAGCAGAAGAGCAGATTGAAGATTGTGTTGAAATGGCGCTCCAATACTACCGCGACTATCATTTTGATGGTAGTGAAAAAGTGTATCTTGCGCATCAAGTAACTCAAGAAGATATCGACAATAAGTATCTGTCAATTCCTGACGAAATTATTGGTGTCATTAACATCTTTGATATCGGCAGCAGCTTCTCTACAAACAATTTATTTAATCTAAGATATCAAATCGCATTAAACGATTTATTCGCATTCAACTATGGACCTTTTGCTCCATACTATATGGCTCTGCAAAATATTGCACTTGCACAAGAGTTATTCGTAGGTAAACAATCTTTAAGATTTAATAGACACACAAATAAACTAAAAATCGACATGGCTTGGTCAGAAAAAGTTCTTGTCGGAGAATATATTGTTGTTGAAGGCTATCAAGTTCTTGATCCAGACACATATACTGACGTATGGAATGACTTGTTCCTAAAAAAATATGCAACAGCATTGATCAAACGTCAATGGGGTGAAAACTTGAAAAAGTTTGAAGGCATGGCAATGCCTGGTGGCATCACATTCAATGGCCAGAAAATCTGGGATGAAGCTGGTGATGATATTGAAAAGCTTGAAAGTGAAATGATGAGTTCGTATAGTCTTCCTGTAAGCGATATGCTAGGATAATATGGCGCGTAATAGGCATTTCAATCAGTACTCTCCTATTAAGTCGGAGCAGTCTCTCATTAGAGATTTAGTCATAGAATCAATTAAAATCTATGGCATAGATGGATATTATCTTCCTAGAACACATATCAATTTAGATAGGATTTATGGTGAAGATAGCTCTATGATATTTGATGATGCTATTGAGATGGAATTATATGTTAAGAGTTATGACGGCTTTATGGGTCAGCAAGACTTTCTATCTAAGTTCGGACTTCAGATTGACGAATCAATCACGTTCGTAGTATCTCAAAAGCGTTTCATAGATTCTATGAAGCCCATCGTATTGAGCGAATACTCATACAATATTCTCACAGACGATCCAGAAGATGGCAGTGGCAATTTATTGACAGAAGAATTATACGATTACTCTAGCATATTAAGACCTAGAGAAGGAGACTTGATCTGGATTCCTATGTTAGGATACATGTATGAAATTGCATTTACAGAAAACATTGAAAACTTTTATCAGTTAGGTGACGTATACACATACGAATTACGTTGCAATAGATTCGAATACTCTAGCGAGAAAATTGATACTGGCATCGATTCTATTGATATCGTTGAAGATCAATATAGTTTGTCTACAGCATTTATTGAGAAACTTCTTAATGAAGATGATACGCTACTTCTTCTTGAAGATGAAACATATATTGTTGACGAAGGTAATTCATTAGCAGGTGCTGAGGTTGCTTCTGATAATGAATTGTTATCAAGTAAACTCCGAGAAGGAGATGTTATAGACTTCTCTGAAACTAACCCATTCGCTAAGGGATATTAATTATGATGTTCGGACACGATTTCTATCATGCAATATTGCGTAAATACGTAATTATGTTTGGTAATATATTCAATGAAATTCAAGTTGAAAGATTTGACAGTTCAGGAAATAAGATTCAGACACTTAACGTGCCTTTAGAATACTCTCCTAAACAAAAATCTATTCAGCGCGTAACTGCTGATCCAACTTTAAATAGAGATATTGCAGCTACACTTCCTAGACTCGGTTTTGAAATGACGGGGCTAACATATGCAGGCGCAAGAAAATTAAACAGCACTACTAAAATGGTGCGCGGTGTAGACACAGGCGGTAATGACTTCGGCTATGTTTATGCTCCAGTTCCATATGATATGAGTTTTTCGTTGTATGTTTTTGTTAAAAATGCAGAAGACGGAACACAAATTATAGAAAAAATACTTCCATTCTTTACTCCAGACTATACAGTCACAATTAAAGCATTGCCGGAATTAAATATTAATTTAGATATTCCTATTGAATTGAATTCTGTTACTACAGATGACGCATATGAAGGCGATTTTGATGCAAGCAGAAGAGTATTAACATGGCAGTTGGATTTTACTGTTAAGGGATATCTATTTGGACCAATCAATAAGCAAAAGTTTGTTATCAATGCAACTATTCCATTATACGCAGATGTAGATGTGACTCAAGCAGAATCTGCAATTATTTCAACAGGCAACACGGCAGATTTTAGCACTTCAGATTCCGTTGTTGAACTACCAGGACCAGTGGTTGATCCATTTATTGCACCATAATGAAACAAACTGTAGATGATAAATTGAATACGTTTCTAAATATTTTTCCTAGCAGCAATAGCGAAACAGTAATTGACGTTGTTGCTACTGAACCAGTAAAAGAAAAATCTAAAGAAGAATCTGATATTGATGATGATTATGAGTACGCACGAAATAATCTAAAAGGACTTATCGAAAGCGGCAAGTCTGCAATGGAGAACATTGTCTTCCTTGCAAAAGAAGGTGAATCTCCTAGAGCATATGAAGTTGTTGGTCAATTGATTAAAACATTAGCAGATACTAACAAAGACTTATTAGACTTAAGTAAAAAGGCAAGAGAAGCTAAAGGTAAAGACAACACACAGCAATCTCAAAATATCGTAACAAACAATTCACTATTTGTAGGAAGTACTGCGGAACTCCAAAAGCTGATAAAGGGAAAGTGATACATTATGATTAAGACCTATCTAGGCAATAAAAATCTGAAAGCAGCTGGAGTAGTTCTAAACTATACAAAAGAACAGATTGAAGAATATTTAAAATGTGCAGAAGACCCAGTATATTTTATTGAGACTTACTGTAAGATTGTCTCACTTGATCACGGTATCATACCATTCAAACTCTATCCCTGTCAAGTAAATAAAGTAAATATCATTCACAATAACCGCAAAGTTATTTTGATGGAAGGGCGTCAGCAGGGCAAGACTACAACATCCGCAGCGTACATACTTTGGTACACACTATTTCAAGAAAGTAAAATTGTTGCTATTCTTGCGAACAAAGCCGCAGCCGCGCGTGGAGTATTACATCGGTATCAATTGATGTATGAGAATCTTCCGATTTGGCTACAGCAAGGTGTGACTACATGGAACAAGGGTGATATTGAATTAGAAAATCGATCAAAAGTATTTACAGCAGCAACATCCATTTCAGGTATTCGTGGTGAATCTGTCAACCTGTTGTATGTTGACGAAACTGCAATTATTCCTAATAACGTAGCCGAGCAGTTCTTTGCTTCCGTTTATCCTACAATTTCTGCTGGTGAAACAACAAAGATTCTATTGAGTTCGACTCCGCTTGGATACAACCATTTCTGGAAGTTCTGGAATGATGCACAAAACGATAGAAACGGATTCGTGCCGTTGTTCATTCCTTACTGGGAAATTCCTGGTCGTGATGAAGCGTGGGCTACAGAACAAAGAAAACTCTTAGGAGAATTGAAGTTCACTCAAGAAGTGTTATGTAACTTCTTAGGATCAAGCTTAACTCTAATTGCTTCTGATACTATTGCACAAATGTCAGCCGATGCTCCAATCTATTCTAAAGACGGACTGGATATCTACGAAAAAGCTGAAAAAGACTGCGCATATATAATTATTGCAGACACTGCAAAGGGTGTCGGGGGAGATTATTCAGCATTTCAGATTTTGAACATATCTAAGATGCCGTATGTAATGGTAGGCAAATATAAGAACAATACGATTAGTCCGTTGCTATATCCTTCAGTAATCTACAAAGTCGGCAAAGATTATAATGATGCATATGTCTTGATTGAAGTTAATACTTCGGAACAAGTAGCAGAAATTCTCTATAGTGACTATGAATATGAGAACATTATCTCAGTCAATAGAACACCTAACGGTCAAGTCGTAAATGGTGGATTTGGCGGTGGTAAAACACAGCTTGGAGTTGTTACTGATAAGAAAGTGAAGCGTATTGGATGCTCTAACTTTAAATCTATGGTAGAAGAAAAGAAAATGATCATCCGAGATGCAGATACTATCTCAGAAATTTCTACTTTCATCCAAAGAAAGAACAGCTAC